GGCATCCCTACCCAGAAGCACACATGGTTCATCCACGGCCGCCAGGATGCCGCCAAGCTGCGCACGCTCTTGTACTGGCTGCGCGGCAAGGTCCGTCCGTTGTGGGTGCCGACCTTCAATGACGACGTGCAATTGATTGCACCGGCTGCCTCGGGTGCCACCTACATCGACATCAAGGACATCGACTACCTGGAACTGGGCGGAGGCGTAAGCCGTCAGGTCATTGCGATCAACCTGGAGGATGGTTCCTGGATCTTCCGCCGTATCATCGCGTCGACGACCGGTGACGGTTTCGAGCGGCTGGAACTGTCTGCGGCCCTGCCCCAGGCAATCGCCCTCACCGACGTGTACAAGATCAGCTTCATGGCGGTTGCGCGGCTGGCCCAGGACACCGTAGAGATCAACCACGTCACCGACACCCAAGGCCTGACCAAGCTGGCCACGACCTTCCGCGTCTCGCCCGACCTGCGCCAGTACCTGCCATGGAACGCCACGGTGCCAACCTCACCCGCGTCGTGCCCGAAGACTTGCGCGAACATGCAAGCGGTGGACGACATCCTGAACTACGGTCTCCCGAACTTCACCCGGTCAGCGGCCACGGCGCTGATCAGTGCCAAAGGCGCGTACATGAAGTACCGGCTGGCGTACTCGCAGACCTACGTGGCTTGGTACGATACCGAGATCACTGACAACGAAATCTATCTGGCCTTCGACGTTCTCAGCCGGGAGTACTGGACGGAGCACGACGGGCACATCTACGACCAAGCGGCGGACAGCGCCTACTACGACGCGCAGATTGCGCTGTACAAGTCGCACACCCGCGCAGAAGGTCAACAGTGGATCTTCGACAACTTCGTGCTCGCGACTTCCGACTACGCGGCCGGGCTCACCGATCCAGCCTTCCAGCCCTACTACCTGAAGCTCCGGGCGCAGAAGGACTACGAGAAGTTCACCTCGGATACGGAGAACCTCCTGGCCTGCCACCCTCGGCGCTGGCTGCCGATGGCCAAACTCGCAGAGGTCAACCCAACCTGCGAAGGCGGCATGCTGGGTTCGTTCTGTACCCAGTCGATCTGGTCGGTGGAAGAGGAGCGGACACACCCTAACCAAGGGCGCGGCGCGGCTACGCTGTACGCGGCGGGGGTGATCGAGCGCCTCCAGGGAGTGGACCCGGTCACATGGCCGACCACCCTGGCACTGCGGCAGGGCATCTTCTACCGCATGAACGGTGCCCCGCTCACCACCAACGGGATGTTCTTCAACTGCGGGTGCATCCCGTTGCAGTTCGAGGAGTTGCATCAGGCCCTTCGAGCCCCAGTCGCGGGCACCGAGGACCCTACGTGGATTCAGTGGTATCACTATTCCCAGATGTCGTTGCTCACGGCGACACCTTGGCCGACCTCGATCCGGGTGCTAGTGTACGACTCTCTTTCCAATGTTCTGCTTCGCACCATGGACCTGACCATCGAGAACTTTGAGGTGACCGCCAAGGCGGATGAGTACCACTGCCTCGTAGGCGACGATGACTACACAGCAAACCTCGTCGTCTTCCGGGAGATGTACAACCGGGAGGCCGAGGGACAAACCACCTTTCACCCGGACCCCTGGCTGGGCATCTGGAACCTCGTTCCGGTGGCGGTCGACGGCGTTAAAGTGGAAATCTACGCACTATAGGAGCAGTAGCTATGCCGTTGACCAGTGGCTACGCAGAGATGACCAACTACGAAGGGCGGCCCGTGCAGCTCTTCGACTTCAACCGTGGCACGATCCATTGGAGGTATGCGCGGGCGGACCAGGACATCATGTTCCGGGGAGAGTTGTATGAAGCCCTCCCTGGGATCAAGGACGGTGGAGTGCAACAGAACGCCGCAGCCGGGGACAATGACGTGGCGATCACTGTGCCCGACGACTCGGACATTGCGCAGCTCTACGTGTCCAACACCCCGAGTGACCGCATGTACATCACCATCTGGATCTACGACCTGGAAGCAGGGCCTACCGATATAGGGCGGATGTACTGGAAGGGCTCCGTTGCTGGCCGGGCTACAGGGGACAGCGGATCCGCGCAACTGAACTGTCAAGATCTGGCGGTGGGCTTTGCTCGCGCTGGCCTGCGGCTGTCCTGGGAGCGGAGCTGCCCGCACACGCTGTACGACAACCAGTGCATGGTCGACCGCACCACGTTCGCCGTCTCGGGGACTCTGCTTTCGATCAGCGGCAGCGCGTTGCAGGCAGCGATCCTGGGCTCGTTCACGGATGGCTGGTTCGCGGGCGGGTACTGCGAGTGGGAGATCGCAACGGGGGTCTTCCAGCGCCGGGGCATCGAGAGCCACATCGGTTCCTCCGTCAGCGTGATCGGCGGCCTGGGCGGTCTGGCACCGGGCAGCGCAGTGACCTTCTACCCAGGGTGCGCCCACACGTCCGAGACCTGCCATTCCAAGTTCAACAACCACCTGAACTACGGCGGCACACCGTACATGCGCGGGACCTCCCCGTTTGACGGCACGCCGATCTTTAACTGAGGCCTAATCATGGAAACCTTTCTCTACTACGTCGCGGTACTGATCGTCAGCTACTTCGTCGGCCAAGCCATGGCCACCAAGCCGAAGAAGCCCAAGCCTGCCGCGATTGAAGACTTTGAATTTCCGCAGTACGACGAGGGCACACCGCAGTGCGTGTTCTGGGGAGACTGCTGGACTGAGGACTGGATGGTCCTGGACTACGGCAACTTCCGCACCCGTAAGATCAAAACCAAGGGCGGTAAAAAGTGAGGTGACGAAGTGGACGATCACTCAGACGTACTCGTTGAGATCCGCCACATCCGTGGCCTTTTTTGTTCCAGGGGTGCCCGCGAGCTGGCGAAGCATCTGGGGTTCGATTGGCTCCACTTCCTGAAACACGGTGTCACCGCCGACAAACTAATAGCTACTGGAGATGCAATGGCCATTCAGTTGGCCCAGGTAGCCATCAAGGAGAAACAAGATGGGCAGTAGCAAAAAGATGACGGTGGGCTACCGCTACTTCTTCACCATGCAAATGGGGCTGGGGCGCGGACCCATCAATGAGCTGGTAGAGATCCGCGTGGGCGGCAAGCTTGCGTGGTACGGCAGTGCGACGGAGTCCGGCAGCTACGCCATCGAAGCCCCTATGCTTTTCGGTGGGGATAAGTCCGAGGGCGGCATCCAGGGGACGTTCGATCTGTGCATGGGTGAAAAGACCCAAGGACAGAACGCACGCGTCGTAGCCTTGCACGGACCCCTGGTATCCGCCCTGCGAGGCGTATGCACAATGGTCTACGACGGGATGATCTGCGCGATGAACCCGTACCCCAAGGAGTGGAAGATGCGCGTGCGCAGAACCACGGCCGGGTGGGACAACGAGGAGCCTTGGTATCCAGAGCGGGCGGACATCTTCTTCATCGACAATGTGACCGTGCTCGATACGCCCACCGTAGACCCTGGGTTCATCGGTGACCCCGGAGACTACACGTCAGAAGCCTGGGCGGCCATCTACAACGCCGCGATCCTCAGCATGCAAGAGGATGCACAACTGCGTCGGCGTATCGTGCGCTCCATGAACCCTGCACACATGCTGGTCGAGATCGCCACCAACCGCGAGTGGGGCCGGGGCATGCCCTACGAGCAGATTGACCTGGAGACCTACCGGGTGGCGGCAGACAATCTGTACTGCGAAGGCTTCGGCATGTGCATGCGCTGGAACCGCCAGGGCGGACTGGACGAAGTGGTCGCGGAGATCATCAGCACTATCGGTGGGTTCCAGTATGTCAGCCGGACCACAGGCCTCCTGACCCTGCGGCTGGCCAGGGAAGACTACGTCGTCGCGGAGCTGCCCGTCTTCACCCGCACCACCGGCATCCTGAGTATCGAGTCGGCCGAGACCGCTGGGGCGGAGGCAGGCTTCAACGAAGTCGTCGTCAAGTACAAGTCTTCGCTGACCGGTGAGGCCGCGAGCGTTCGCTACCAGAACCTGGGCAGCATCATGTCGGATGGCGGGGTGAACTCCACTACCACCGAGTACATGGGCATCGCAGACCGGAACATCGCCGTGCGGGTGGCTGCCCGTGACGTGAAGTCCAACACTGCGGACCTGCATCGGTTGAAGATCACCCTGGACCGTCGCGGCTACCCACTGGAACCCGGCGTGCCCTTCGTCGTCTCTGACGCGGAGACAGGGATCGGCCAGATGGTCATGCGCTCCATCACCATCACCAACGAAGACTTCAACACTGGCACCATCACCCTGACCTGCATGACTGACGTGTTCGGCCTGCCAGCGACCGTGTACGTCGGCCCAGGCGAGCCACCAGTCGACCTGCCAAGCTCTGCCCCGGCGCTGCCTAAAGACCAGCGGCTGATCGAGGTGGCGTACCGCAACGTCTACCAGAACACAGACAAGGCGAACTTCGACATCCTCACCGATGACGTAGCGTTCGTCGGCTCCGTGGCGGTACAACCCAACGTCAGCAACCCGCGCTACGACCTGATCTACAAGGCAGACGCCGAGGCTGACTACAACCCCGACGACGAAGTACCGGGCGAGTGGACCGACTACGGGGTACTGCCTACGACCATCGCTCCGCTGGACACCATCATCGACTTCGTCGACTTCCGCATGGATGGGGTGACCGTGGGCCAGATGGCGCTGATCGACGACGAGGAAGTAGAGGTGGTCGCGGTGGACACGGCTACCGGCCTGATCACAATTGCCAGGGGCTGCCTGGACACCGTACCCACCTCGCACGCCATCGGTACGCGGGTCTGGTTCTACGAGACGGGTGAGACGGCTGCGACCCGAGAGTTCACCATGGCGGACGTGGTCGACGGCAAGATCCTTTCCAACTCCGTCACCGACCGGCTGAGCCCAGGCTTGGCCCAGGAGCTGAGCATCACCATGGTCGGGCGGTTCGGTAAGCCGTACCCACCGGGCAAAGTGCAACTGGAAGGCGAGGACATTTTCCTCGTGCAATCAATTGCACCGGGCGACACACTGACTTGGGCGCGGCGGAACCGGATCACCCAGGCTGACGTGGTGCAAGACTTCCACGTAGCGGACATCTCGCCAGAGGCGGGCCAGACCGTAACCATCAACGTATACCGGGTGGACACCGATGCGCTCCTGGAGACGCACACCGGGGTAACCGGCACCAGCCAAGTCCTGTCCCCAGGCTACACCGGGGCGATGAGGCTGGAGATGTTCTCCGTGCGCGACGGCCTGGAGAGTCACCAGAAGTACGAGGTATTCATCGGCAGTGACACGCCTTACATGTCCCTGATTACCGGCGAAAACATGACAACCGTTTCCGGCATTTTCTTGACTGAAGGAGCATAAGACATGGCTACCACAAACCTACCGGACCTGCTGGTCAGTAACCCGGCCCCATTCGACCTCAAGGACGATGACATCGTCTGGCTGTGCCAGGACGGCGGCGACGTGGCCATGCTGGGCTCACAGATCAAGGCAGGCGTACTGGCCGGGCGGCCGTTCGACATCCACGGCCAAATGCCGGGCGTGCCCGACTACAACACCCGCTGGGTCTACCAGTTCAACCGGGCGGCCACCTTGCCTGCATCCCTGACCGGATCGCACGCGGGTTGCCAAGTTCACCCAACCAGCCCGACCGTGTTCAAGATCTACAAGGGCGGTGGTCAGATTGGCTCGATCAACATTGCGTCCGGTACGGCTACAGCGACGTTCACCTTCGCATCCGCTGTCACGTTCGCCGCTGGCGACCTCCTAACCGTGGAAGCCCAGGTCACGCCAGACGCCACGATGGAAGGCCTGCACTTCAACTTCGCCGGTTCATTGACCTAACGGCCGGTGGCACGGAGGCTGCCGCGTGGTAACCTCCGTCCATTGCATTGAACAGAACACAGGAGAAAGGCGATGAGTGTCATTCGATTAAATAATGCGCAGCTTCGGTTCGGGTGGATCGCGTACGAGGACAACTGGGCGGCCACCGGGGTGGACTTGAACTGGCAGTGGCTGGATGCGCTGGCCGGGAAGGTCGCGCTCGACATCGTGTCAGCGGTGCCCACCACCGGCCTGTACCCAGGCATGCTCTACCTGATGTCGGATGCCGCTGGCGCTGTCTCGAAGAAGCTGGCGCTGTACACCATCGTGCTCGCGGAGGACGGCACCCAGACCTTTGCTTGGGACTACATGCAACCCGTCAACGACTTCACCATCTTCATCAATTCCAAGAAGACGCCCTACAGGTGGACCGGCACGGACTGGACGCCAGACCAACCAGCCGCGATCAGCTTCTTCGCGGGCGGTGTCCTGACGGACGGCCAGCTCATTGCCAAACTGATCATGCCGACCCCTGCGGACTTCCCTGCCACTCTGCCGGGATCGTATGCCCAGGCGGAAGTAGGCGGGACCGCTGCGGTGGTCATCTCGGTTCGCAAGAACGGCAGCGAGGTCGCAACCCTGAACTTCGCCTTGGGCGCCACCACGGCAACCCTGACTGCGGCTTCGGCTATCGTCCTGGCGGCTGGGGATGTCCTGACCTTCGTAGGGCCTGCCACCGCTGACGCAACATTCGCCGGTCTGGCCGTCTCTCTCCTGGGCGTGAGGAAATCGCAATGACCATCTACTACATCGACCCGGAAGGCGGCAACGACGCGAACGACGGACTGTCTTTCGCCAACCGCTGGAGGACGTTCAAGAACACCAACGCCATCACCGTGGGCGTCAACGACGAGTTCCGCGTCATGTCCAGTCGCCCTAAGCAAAACCTGGGCAACGCCGCGTGGGTGGACAACCAGGACTACATCACCTTCTCGTCGCCACCGTTCGCCTTGGTTACTGACGGCAACACCCTGATGACCCCCACCACGAACGTGACCATCACCGGGGACTTCAACGCCTCGCTGAAGTGGGACCAGCAAGTCAACGTGATCCGCTGCACCACCTCCGGCAAGTCCGGCAAGATTGCGCACCTGAACCTGGGCAGCACGATGGATCTGTCCGCGTACACGCACCTCAGCCTGATGCTGCGGTCGGACTCGGATACGTTCCCCAACGTCCTGGACAACATCACGCTGAACCTCTGCTCCGACACGACCGGCGACGTTGTAGTGCTTGCCCTGCCGCTGGCTGCCACGTACCGCAGCGCGGGTCTGTCGCAGTTGCTCACCAACGGTGGCGCGGCGCTGCCCACCAACGTCCAGTCCATCTCGCTGACGCTGACCGTGGCAACCCCAGGCACGAACCGGCAAATCATGTTCCTGGGCTTGATCGCCTGCCAGGGGCCAGACCATGCGAGCCACCTCTCCCACTCCTCCCTACTGTCCAAGCAGACCACGGACGACCCTGAGTGGATCGCGGTTCGTGGTTTCTCCTCGGGCGGCAAGGTGTACATGGGCGAGCGGAAGGACACGACGAGTCAGCGTTGCTGGCGCGGTACGGCGGGCACCGTGAACACCTGGACGCGGCGGCCAACCAAAGTGAACTACTCCGGCACCAACGAGGCCAAGTTCAACACGATCAAAGACGGCGTGAAGATCAGCGGCGGGTGGAACCGTACCGACATGTCCACGCAAGACGACGTTACCTGGGTCAGCGGTGAGTACCGGTCCATCTCGGGTACGGCCAGCTCCGATGGCTTCTGCAACGTGGTCACCGCGACGGACACACGCACCACTCCTGCGGAAATGAGCAAGATCGGCCTGTGCCACTACGTCTACCAGCCGACCAACTTCTCGACGATGACCATGAAGCTGACGCTCGAAGGTATGGCTCACTGCAAGCGCGGTATGCCCGTTCCATACGGTGACTCGGAATGCGACTTCGGCAACGTGACCTTCTGCCCGACTGGCCCGGTCGACTCTACCCCGGTCGTGGCCCAGGGTGACCGTGCGCTGATGAAGGGGAATAAAATCTCGGGCTGTCTGTTCCCGTACTTCCCGCCGACCAACCTGTCCAATCGCCGGATCGCTTTCAACTACATCGAGAACGCGGAAGGCGCGGTGCAGAAGTCCTCTGGCGTGACCAAGGTCAGCAACGCGACGTTCCGGTACAACTTCCAGGACTACGCGGTGACTGGCGATGCGTGCGTGTGGCTGAGCCACCCTACCTTCCCGCTCAGCGGCGGGTTCCCTGTCATCTCCGGCTCCATCAACATCCCGAGCGCGGAAGTCCGGCTGGACTGCATCAACGGCAACGCCTGGGACAACCGCGTGATCGGCGCCAAAGGTGCCAAGATTGTGGAGAACGTCTACCGGACTCCAGGCAAGCGCTCCATGCGTATCGACCGGTCGCACACCTCCGCAAGCAAGCTCCTGACCGAACGCGTGGCGCTGATCCCTGTCCGGGGCGGCGAGACTGTAACCATCAGCGGCTACTTGCAGAAAGGCCACATCGACGACAAGGTTGCGCTGGCGGTACTGGACGGCAGCTTCCCAGGTATCGCGTACACCGAAGCAGTAGGCCAACGCCTGCCAGGGTACTGGTCTCGGGTAGTCCTGGAGGTGGAGCCCGCAGTCGACGGCTTGCTCCCGATTCACCTCGTAGGCCAGGGCAGCGGCACCTATCCGTGGTACGCCACCGAAGTAAAAGTCGACACCTCCGGGGAGCCAGCGGATCCGCCACCTACCATGACCTTGGTGGACTCCATGACCTTCGTAGGGGTGGACGACCTGTACTGGGACTCTGACCCATCGGTGACCGCAGGCGATGCCTTCGCGCAGTTGGTCAACGAGGACTGGGGCGGCTACCTGTCCACTTGGCCGAGCGGCACGATGACACCGGGCGGCGGTCTGATGCGCGGCGTCACCTGGACCAACTACGGCGCACCGGGAACCACGACCAACGTGAGCCTGGAAGTCCTGACCACCGAGCTGACCCCGCTGGAGCAAATCGGCTGCCGCGTGGTCGTGAAGACGGCGGATGGGCTCACCACACTGCTCGACTACAACAACGCCCCAGGCAACGACGGCGTTCTTCCAGGCGACATCGGGTACGTGCAGTTCAGCATGTACTTCTCTGGCCTGGAGATGGTCGCGGGCACCACATACATCGTCGAGTTCTATCGACTGATCTAAGGAGGCTGTCATGCCAGTAGATCCAACCGAACTTGGTAACCCGGACTTCGGGTTCCAGGGTGACCCCTTCGACCCACGGACGGAGTTACTCGTGCAGGACGCAGCCACGGACTTCGGTTTCCAGGGCGACCCGCACCCAGTAATCGAACCGGCGCCCCCTTCTCCGGGCGGCGGAGGTGGCGGGACAGTCATCTTCATGCTGTCGTTGTAGCCCTCTTCGGAGGGCTTTTCACTGGCCAGCATTTGTAACTTGTGTTGCCACTATGCAGGACCGCTGATACGCTCCCATCACGAATACGGAATGCAATTGATTGCACCAAACCACATAGGGGTGACCGTGATGAAGAACAGAATCTGGGCGGCTTGCATGGCGCTTCTCCTGGCGAACATCTCGATCTTGTTCTACGTCTACGGGTACGCAACCTCGGGCGAAGAAAAGATCGCGGCGCAGAGCATCAGTCGACTTATCTCCACGTACGCGGAGCCGCAGTCGAATCCCGTCTTCCTGGTACGGGCGGAAGACCGTTGCCGCTTTTACGGCCACGCCTACTGCCCAGCAGCGGAGGCACAACGAGCAAGCGCCCTGGCCTTGTTCAACATACCGATCACCCTGTCTACCAAGCCGAGCACTGAAGCCTTCTACGAAGATTACCTTGCAGCTCGCGCCCGCCTGATCAAAACCACCGACAACTACGCCCGCTTCCTCAGCTCGCACCCCAGCACGGATGACTACGTGACGGCTAGTGCTGCGTTCGAGGAAGAAGCCGGTGGCTTGATAGGGGTTATCGTTTCCAACCTGTACGCCCTCCAGGACATTGCCTTGCGCGATTCCGACCGGGCGGGCAACTGGGCATTCGCGGCCGGGTATCTGTGCAACTTCGTTCTGTTCGTGCTGATTGCCTGCGCGAGAAGGATGACCCAGCGCAAAAGGAGCTAAACCATGGTAGCCACCGATGTGTTAAGCCTCCCGGCGTCCACGTACCTACTGGTCCTGGGTCTGGCCGTCGCGGGTGGCCTTGTTGGATTAATGAACAAAGCAGGCAAGTACAAGTTCTGGGACTTCTTCAAAGCAGCAGCAACCAGCGCGTTCACAGGGTTCCTTGCGTTCTGCGCGTGCTTTGAAGCCGGTGCCGCGATGGGCATGACGTTGTTTGCGGTAGGAGTTGCAGGGCTCATGGGGAAGAGAGCCTGGGATGACATGGAAAGTATTTTTAGGATGCGCGCCGGGCTTCCCCCGAAGGCGCCTGACACTGATACAGCGAGGCAGAGCGATGAACAAGGTTAAAGCGTACTGCGATGCAGCGTGGAGCGGAGTCAGCATGGCCGTAACGATTGGCTTGCTGGCGACCGCCGCCTACTGGCTGGTCCTCCAGCGTCCGCCACTCACCTACAACGTGGAAGGACTGAAGACCACCTACAACGTAACCCACGGAGCGGCCGCCTATCTGGAGAACCCGATCTACCCACCGGACACCACGCTCCGGGTGATGATCAGCTCCAGCCTTGTCAGCCAGGAAGGAAAGGGTGACTACAGGTTAGCTTCAGTGGATTCCAGGGAAGGCTTCAAACCCGACAAGAGCGAAGAAAGACTTTCGTTCGTGCGGCCCGGCTACCCCGTCTACAGCGTGTTCATACCCTCTTATGTCAAGCCAGGGGTGTACACGTACCGGGCGGAAGCCACCTACCGTTTGAATCTGTTCCGCACAGCCAGCATCGGCCTACCCGACCTGACGTTGGTAGTGGAGTAACCAGAGCCCGCAGATCGCGGGCTTTGCAGTTGATTGCATGGGAGAAACGTGATGTGCCAGTTGTCCGTAGCAAATTTGCTCAAGATCGCCCCAGGCGCGAAGAAGGCGCCCAACCTCAACGCTCTTGTCGCCGCCATCAACGCGTCCGCATCTCGCTACGGATTCAACCAGTCGCCTCGACGAATGTGCTACTTCCTCGCCCAGACCGCGAAGGAGACTCAGGAGTTCACCAAGCTGGCCGAGAGTCTCTACTACACCGACCCGGTACGGGTGGCGCAGATCTTCAAATCAGGCTTCGACCTGGACAAGGACCTGATCGTCGACCCGGAAGAGATCGAGTTCGCCAAGGGCTACCTCCGCAACCCCGAGAAGCTGGCCAACCGTGCGTACGCCAATCGCTTCGGCAACGGCAACGAGGCATCAGGGGACGGGTGGAAGTTCATCGGCTCTGGCCTGATCCACACCACCTTCCACGACAACTACCTGCGGGCCTCGCTGGCGATCTATGGCGATGATCGTCTGGTCAAGAACCCAGGCCTCCTCCGCGATACCACCACCTACGAAGCGGGCGCCCTCGCTGCCGGTCAGTTCTGGGCGGACAACAACCTCAACCAACTGGCAGACGCCGACTCCTTCACCCAGGTAACCAAGCGCGTCAACGGATCGGCCGTAACCGTACCCGAGCGCCTCGTCTACCTGAAGCGTGCAAACTCCCTGGTCATGTGAGGACCGCAATCATGTTCAAAGGAAAACTGGATCTACGAGCGTACGTACCGGAGGAGTGGGTGATGTTGGCCCTCCTGATGTTCTACTCGGCAGCCGGGGTGGTCTACGCCATCCCTCGCGGCTTCATCACTGACTTGGCGAGCATTCCCAGGCTTCTGCGGTGGATGTTCTCGGTCAACGGCATCAGCCGGGAACCTGCCGTACTTCACGACTTCCTGTACTCCACACAGCCGTGTACGCGGGCGGAAGCCGATGCACTGTTCTTGGAAGCCCTGAAGGCCGTAGGTGCGTCAGCGGTCGAATGTCGAGCCCTGTACTGGGGTGTACGCATGGGTGGATGGGTTGCATGGGGCGGCCATAAGAAGGACACTCACCTGGACAACTTCGTACCCGATTCGTACTGGGACAATTAACAGGAGAGCACCATGAGTTTTCAAATCAGCGCCGTAGTGGTTATGGGGGCGGCAGAGGTCACCATCGAAGTAGCGAACCGGACCATGGCACCCAGGGAGATCGCCAACACCCTGGCCCAGAAGAAAACCGAGATGGGCTTTGACTACGTCAAGGAGATCTACCTGCCCCAGACCGCGAACGGCCAGTTGCGCTGGGACGGCGATGCCACCAAGGACGCGGTAGCCGTCTTGCTCGAATGGCTTGCAGGCCGTGCGAACGGCGGCCCCGGCCTACCCGGTCGCGTATAACAGAGACCCGCTTCGGCGGGTTTTCTTTTGTCCAGTGTTTTTGATTAATCTTGATATTTTGATAAGATGGGTATGTCGAGGTGCAATTGATTGCACCGACCCTGGTCTATAAAGACTGAGCCTTTCCGGCTCCAACCCGTACAAAGGAACTCATGATGACTACACAACTCGCGTCAGCACTTGGTACGTCTGAGCAACAACTCATGGACAGCGTTTACAAGCTGTCCGATGCAGGCGGTTCGATCATTCAAATCCGTTCGCGGGAGGTTCCGCGCACCCTGACTACTCTGCGGAAGTCGATCATTGCCGACGACACCAACGTGTACCGGGAGTGGGATGTGATCAACGGCTGGCGCCTTAACTTCACCCTGGAAAACTTCAGCGAACACAACACGGCGGGCGACGGTAACGCCGACTACGACACGGCCTTGCTCGTACCGCTCAACGAGATGCGGACTGCTAACAGCCCGGTCAACACTGACCAGGAGAAGATGCACTACTTTGTCTTCGTCGACTTCCACACGTTCATCGAAGGCAACCCGCGCATGGTCTCCGCGATGCAGCAGTACGCCGCGATCCTGCCCGCTCGTAACGTCTGCATTATCATGCTCACCCCCGAGGTGAACCTGAGCGACCTGCCCCTGGGCACCGTGCTCTCCGTTGACGCTCCGACGCCTACCGCCGAAGAGCTGGAAGCCTGCCTGCGCAAGCTGGTCGACGCGAGCGCCGAAGACTGGGAAGGCGGCGTGGAGATCGAAGACCACGACTTCCACTTGATCAGTCACCTCGGCCTGGGCATGACCAGATACGAGTTCGAGACCTACGCGTCCATCTCCATCGTGAACGCGGGGCACAAGGCTGACCGCACGCTGACCGCCGAAGACTTGGTCCACGGTATCAGCATGGGCAAGACCGAAGTCGTCAAGCAGTCCGACATCCTGGAACTGTTTCACACCGAGGACATGGCCGACGTGGGCGGCATGCAGCGCCTCAAGGACTGGATCAACAACCGGGCGGACGCCTTCAGCGACGAGGCCCAAGAGTTCGGCGTCGAAGCACCGAAGGGTATCGCTATCGTCGGTGTGCCGGGTTCCGGTAAGAGCCTGATCGCCAAGGCCATCGCCTCGGCCCTGAACGCTCCGCTCCTGCGCCTGGACTTCGGCCGGGTCTTCAGCAAGTTCATCGGGGACAGCGAGAGCCGCATGCGCGCCGCGTTGAAGATGGTCGAGTCCATGGGCCACCTCGTACTCTTCGCGGACGAGATCGACAAGGGCCTGGGCGGTATTGGCCAGGGCGGCGGCGACAGCGGCACCAGCTCCCGCGTACTGGGTGCGTTCCTCACCTGGATGCAGGAGAACACCTCGAAGGTCTTCGTCGTGGTCACGGCCAACCGTATCGACGGCCTGCCGCCTGAGCTGTTCCGTAAGGGTCGCCTGGATCAGGTCTTCTCCGTTGGCCTGCCTACCCCCGGCGAGCGCCTGGAAGTCCTGGAGGTTCACCTCCGCAAACGCGGGCGGAACATCAAGGACTTCAAACCCGCTGAAATCACCGCGTTCAAAGCGGCTAGCGAAGGCCGGGTGCCTGCCGAGATCGAGGCAGCCGTTAAAGACGGTCTGGTAGCCGCTTTCAACGATGAC